TGGTCGGTTGCTAAATGAACAAGATGATTTATTAATCGCTGCGGCAGTAGTTTGGATTGATGAATACAGTGAAATGAATGTTGAAGAAATTGAAATAACGGAACATTAAAATGAGCAGACCAACCAAGTACACGCCAGAACTATTGGCAAAGACTAAGGAATACTTAGAATCCTATAGTACAGCTATTCCCTCACATATCGGGCTTGCTTATTACTTAGGCATTGCTAACTCAACGATGTACGCATGGGCGCAAGAGAAAGGAAAAGAAGAGTTTTCGGATATGTTAGACCGAATTATGCAATTACAGTTTATAGAACTAAGTGATAAAGGGCTTACAGGCGACTTTAATGCCGCTATAACTAAGTTAGTTTTAACCAAGCATAATTACACTGACAAGGTTGACCAGACCTCTAGTGATGGTTCTTTAACGCCACCGACTACGATTAACTTGGTCGCCAAAGAGTTTGAGAATCTTTAATGTCTGAAATAGATATTGAACTGCCACCTAAACTGGTTCCAATATTCCAAGGAGAGGCAAGAGTTCGCGCAGCGTTTGGTGGACGGGGTGGGGCCAAATCGAGGGCTTTTGCATTAATGACAGCAGTGTGGGGATATAGGTTTGGCAAGAGTGGTCGATCAGGTCAGATACTTTGTTTGCGGCAATACATGAACAGTCTTAGTGAATCATCATTTGCTGAAATCAAGAACGCTATCCAAGCAGTGCCATTTCTTAACAATTATTATGAGTGTGGCGATCACTACATACGCAGCAAAGATGGGCGTATTAATTACAGTTTTGCAGGATTAACGCGCAACATCGACAGCATTAAGTCTAAAGCCCGTATTCTGTTGGCATTTATTGATGAGGCTGAAACAGTCAGTGAAGAAGCGTATATGAAGTTAATGCCCTCGATTCGGGAAGAGAACTCAGAGCTGTGGACTATTTGGAACAGTCAATCAAAGACCTCTGCAACACATATTCGGTTTCGTGAAAATACACCTAAAGATTGCAAGATTACTAAGATAGGTTGGCAAGATAATCCTTGGTTCCCAGAAGTGCTTAACAAGCAACGCTTAGAAGATTTAGAGCAACGCCCCGATACTTATGGGCATGTGTGGGAATCTGATTTTCTTGAATTCCCAGAAGGTGCATTTTGGATACGGGAAATTAATAAGGCTCAATCAGATGGGCGCATAGGCAAGCTACCAGTGGTTGCCTCACACCCTTGCATGACTTTTTGGGACATCGGCTCATCAGACGGCTGTGCAATATTCGTGGTGCAAAAAGTGGGACTTGAGTACAGATGCATTAATTTCTACGAAGCATGGAATGAGCCTTATTCACACGCAGTAAAGTGGTTACAGAGCCTAGACCTAGTTTTTGAAAATATGTATTTGCCCCATGATGCCGACCATAAGAGGCAAGGCGAACTTAAAAACAAAAGCCCCAAGGATATGTTGAAGCAGTTAATGCCTGGTGTTAGTTGGCGCATCGTCCCACGAATCCAAGAACTAAACTGGGGTGTGCAACAGACAGCCGATATGTTTCCTTATATTTGGATTGACGATGAAAAGTGTGCAGCAGGGCTAGAACACCTAAAAGCATACAGACGTAAATGGTCAAACACTGAGCAACGATGGTCACACATACCTGACAAAAGCGAGGGCCACAGTGAGGCAGCAGATGCATTACGCCAAATGGCACAAGCCTTTGCAGCAGGGGATTTGGGCCGTTCTAAGAAAAAGAATCGCGGAGCATTAAAGAGGAATGTTAAAGGACTAGCATAATATGGTATAATGCACTAACAATTTTGGAGGTGCACCATGATGACCAGTAAGCCTAAGAAAAAGCCAGCAAAGAAGCCTAAGAAAAAGCCCGTAAAAACGGGGTATTAGCAATGGCTAAAGGCGTTAAACATTACCTAAAGAATGGCACTGAATACAAAGGGGCCACTCATAAGACCAATGGAATACCCATGACAGGGGCTAGGCACACTAGCACCAGTAAAGACCTGTTCCACAAGAAAGACTTATCAGCAGCCGTTAAAAAGCGAATGGCTAAGTAATGGGTTTATTAAGCACACCAATAAGCGTTGGCACTAAAGCTGTTCGTGGGCTATTAGATGAAGTTATTGAACTGTACAAGACAGAGCCACTAGCTGCCAGAAAAATGGCTAAACGGGGCGGTATTCTTGATGAAATTGACTCACAGATACCTAGACCTAAAGGTGATGTAAGTAATGCTGCCGCACTTAGGGCAGAGGGTAATGCTCAAAGATTTGATGATGCAGACTATAAAGGCCAGCATAGCGCACCAATGTCAGGAGACAACGCTCCACTTCACGATCTGTCGCAAGTATACCCAGAAGACATATATGGCAGTAAAGGCTTGCAGTATTATGGTACTGGAGACAATGCGATTGATTCAGAGTCAATGGACATTATTAATTCACTAAAGGGCAAGCCAGACCAGACAGTTACAATGTACAGGTCAGTACCATCTGATGCTGGTGATGTTGATATTAATGCTGGTGATTGGGTTTCGCTAAGTGAATCTTATGTTAAACAGCATGGTGAATCAGCCTTGAACGGAGATTATAAAATTATCTCTAAAAAGGTTCCTGCTAGTCAATTATTTACTAATGGCGATTCTATCAATGAATTTGGCTTTGACCCTGCTAAATCAGCATCAAGCTCTTTAATAGCCTCCAATCCAGTAGCTACAGCAACAGCAGGCGCAGGCGGTTTACTAGCTATCAGTGCTAGTGATGATAGTGAGGCTGGGGTTGTTAGTAGTGGCGCTAAATCTATTCGTGGCCTTATGGATATGTCTACGCCTGCAAGAATGGCTAGGGCTAAAGAGCAGGGCTTTGATACTGATAAAAAAGTTTATCATGGGACAGCAGATGATTTTGATGCTTTTGACCCAGACAGAGCAATAGGTACTCAATTCTGGTCAACAACTAATAAGGCTGAAATAGAATCTGGTGATGTAGGCGCACAAGGTAGTGGCGTAATAAAAGAAATGTACCACAGAATCAAAAACCCTGCTGGATGGGAAGAATACGATAAGTTTGGAACTGATGAATTAATTAGAAAGGGTTACGATGGGTTAAAACTTCCTGATGGGAAGGGTGATTATACTTATGTGGCATTTGACCCAAGTCAATATCGCTCAGTAGACGCAGCATTTGACCCTGCTAAAGCCTCCTCATCTAACCTACTAGCCTCCAATTCAGTAGCTACAACAAGTGCAGGCTTAATGGCTAACCCAACGGGTTCACCTGGTTTATCCACATACATGCAAGGTGGTGATGCTTATTTAACGGCACAAGAAATAGCATATCTGACCAACCGACAAGAATTTGATGATTTCTTTTCAGATGATACGGGATATGTTCGTGCAGACGTTTTGCCGTTTAGGACTAATGAAAATACGGGTGATTCTGAGTTTGCAACACCGCAAATGATTAAGGGTCTTCTAAGTTCGCTCTACGATTTAGGTCAATCGCCAAGATCAGGCATATATAACCAGCAGTCTATTTTGGATTTAATCTAATGGCTATCTCAACATATTCAGAACTAAAAGCATCAATCGCTAATTTCTTAAATCGTGATGATCTAACGGCTACTATTCCTGATTTTATATCGTTAGCTGAATCTTCAATTAATAATGAGATACGGCACTGGCGCATGGAGACACGCGCAGAAACAACCATTGATAGCCAGTTCACAGGCATACCTAATGATTGGTTGTCTACGATACGCTTTCATCTAACAAATTCTGGCACTACGAGTTTAGATTTTATGTCTCTTGCTGCAATGCAAAATGCCAGAGCAGCGCGGAATAACTCCACAGGTACGCCAACCAACTACAGTCTTAACTCGTCACAGTTTGAAGTATTCCCCACACCCGATACGTCCTACAGCGCAATCTTAATGTATTACGCCAAGATTCCCACACTGTCTGATAATGCTACAAAAAACTGGTTGCTAACTAATTACCCTGATATTTATTTATATGGTGCTTTGCTACATAGCGCACCTTATCTCAAAGAAGATGCGCGAGCCTCAACATGGGCTGCTCTTTATTCTGCTGCCGTAGCGCGTGTTAACACCGCTAGTAGCCGTTCAACAGCTAGTGGCTCTGGCCTTAGATTAAAAATAGGAAGTTACTAATATGGCATTTACTACATTCTTACGCAATGAATTGTTAGATCATGTATTCCGAAATTCGGCTTATACGCCACCTTCTACTGTTTACATCGGTTTGTACACCTCGGCTACGGGTGCTGGCGGCACAGGTACAGAAGTGTCTGGTAATGGCTACACGCGTAAAGCTATGGCTTTTGATGCGTCTTCAGGTGGGGCAATTGACAACACAAGTGCAGTCGAGTTTCCAACGGCTACAGGTAGTTGGGGAACCATCACGCATACGGCAGTTTTAGACGCGGCATCAAGTGGCAATATGCTTGCTGAGAATGCGTTAACAGCGAGTAAAGCCATTGGCAGTGGTGATGTATTCCGGTTCCAGGCAGGCCAATTTGACATAACTCTGACCTAACAATGAACGGATATGGAGCAGCGTATTACGGCATTAACATCTACGGGCAAGCTGCCTATGTAGACGCTGCTGTTGTTATTAATGCCGCTTCATCGGTTGCTGCTGCTGGTGAACGTGTTGGTCAAGGCATTGTAGTCATTCAAGCGGTATCGGCAGTTGCAGCAAATGGTCAGAAGTTTGGTAATGCCATTGCAGTAGTTAACGCTGCAAGCTCAGTAAGTGCAGTTGGACAGGTTGTAGCGGAAGGTTCTGCTGTTATCAATGCTGCATCAACAGTTACGGCTAAGGGCGTATTTGCAGTGTCTGCAAGCGCAGTAATTGAGGTTGTATCAAGTGTTACGGCAAATGGTACGGCTAAAATGAGTGGTTCGGCTGTAATTAACGCGGTATCAAGCATTACGGCAACAGGACGTTATAAATACGAGCCATTGCCGATTGATGTAGCAACGTGGGCTACCAAGCCAACAGATAGCGCAACCTGGACAACCTTGTAAAAAATTAACAAATAGGATTATTTAAATGGCAGATTCAACAACAACCAACTTTGGCTTAACCAAGCCAGAAGTAGGAGCATCAGAGGACACTTGGGGTGCAAAGATCAATACTGACATGGATCTTATTGACGCCCAAATGAAAGCTAGTGCGAATGCCATAGTTGCTACAGTGGCTGTTGCTAACGCTGCTTTACCCAAAGCTGGAGGCGGTTTATCAGGGAATGTGACCAATACATCAACAGGTTCTTTTCAAGTATCTCAAGGAACTACCGCACAACGTCCATCAGGCACAGCCGCAGGCCGTTTACGCTATAACTCTACTGAGGCTGCTTTTGAGGGCTACACAGCCGCAGGATGGGGTGAAATTGGTGGTGGAGGGCCGAGCCTTGGTACTGACTCAATCATACGAACCAATGCCCAAGTTATAAATGAGAATATAGTAATTCCAGCTAACACCAAC